AGGAAGTTCTGTAAAAGTATGTGGACAGTTCTAAAAGAAGACTGGAAGAATGATGATGATATTATAGGACTGTTCAAAAGAAAGAAGACTAAACTAGAAGACTAACAGTATTCGTTTTCTCATACTGAACATACTATACTCTACATTTTGGGTATTTAGAAAACTGTTTCAGATCACAATAGTCAAATGTTGACACTTTTTTCTCATAATAGATATGTGTAGGATCAAAGTCAGGATCAATGAACTGGCTTAACGCTTCAAGATGATATACATTAGAAGCCTTTGGATTGCTGTACCTTTCATTAGAGAAGTTTATGTCCTCGTTCCAAGTCCAGTTATACACAGGGTGGTCTGACAGATCATATTCTTCAGCAAACACATAGCTCATACTTGAAATCATAAGCACTGCAACAATAACTGAAACACATGACTTGTGAACTATAACCTGTTTCTGTGTCGGCTTTAACGGCTTGTTACAGCAAGGACAGTATGAGTGAAAAGATATTGTAGGTGGCTTTGTAAACTTCAATCCCAGTCCTTCTCTAAGTGTTTCTTTACGTCTTTTATCGTGTATTTCTTGTACTGGTAATTATTGTTTACATACTTTCGTTTAGAGTATCTTCTATGGAAACATGACTGACAAACATGAGTGCCCTTGTCATGTATTAGATATGTTGCAACTTCCATACAGTCATAGCAGATTCTCATCTCAGTGGTTCCCCATTAAATGACACCAGCAAATACATTCCTTTTCTGAACAAAATGAATGTAACACACTTTTGCACCTAGATGAGATAAATGTGTCAAGACTACTCATCATTAACCACCCCTGACAGTTTCTTTCTTAGTCTAGTCTTTTTTGGAACCAAGTCGTAATGTGAGGCTATTGCTTCCAGTGTAATCAGTTTCTTTTCCCTGCACTTGTTTAGATACTTTAGACATGATATGACTTTGGGATTATACACTGTCATGCCCTCGACATACATATTGAGTTTGACACTGGCTAACCATGTACCCTTACCCCATTTATCCTCAGTTTCCTGACAGAACTGTTCGATAGGTACTTCTGATTCAAGTTCGCCTGAAGTCGTAGCTTCAGAACATTTTGAACAGATAGGGTCTTGCCAATGTCTAGTAGGCGATACCACAAAGCGTAACGAGTTTTCGTTCCAAAACATCACTGGAATGAAAGGTTGCCTGTAATCATACTTGAACGGTTCGCCATTCTTTGCAATCTTCATCAGCCAGTATTTTTTGGTAATAGCCATGTGTCTATACTTTTTAAAATCCATAATTTTGTCAGTGTACTTTTTACCAAACATATTAATCATATTCTCATTCTCTGAGGAATCTACCGTTGTAATGTATTTGAAATCAGCCGACCTGAGATATTTGTCCAAACCCATAGAATAGTGATAGTTCATCATTACGATAACCTTAACGTCCCGTCCCCCGTCCAAATGGCGAATGGTGGTTATGGCTGACTTTACCATCTCAATTTGTTTCTTGTTTGCATTGGCACCCATAAACGATACATCATCAAATATCATAATGTAGTTGACTGGTTCCAGTGCCAGTAATGTTTGCTCGAAATTCAACAAGTCCTCTTTGTACAAAACCTTAATCTTGTATTGCAAGTCTGCGTGTTTATGTATGGCATGGGCTATGGACTGGCTTAACGTGGATTTTCCTGAGTGCATAGAACCTATCAGCCCAATTCTGCATACGTCAATTTCTGCACTAAAATTAATAATTTCCCTGACAGTTGCCAAAAACGAATGGTTCCTGACCATAGGTATTCCCTTCCATTTTGTTACCACTGGCTTTGCTCTGTCACTGTTTTGTTTGTCTATTGGTTTCTTTGTAGTTGTAGTTATTGGCATTAATTGTCGCCCTCTTTATCATCTAGTGAAGTATCAATTCCCCCTAATTCTTCATCACCCTTGTTCCAGTTATCGTCCCTAAACTTTGCCATCTTAAATTCTTCTTCATTCAATACAAGCCACCCCCATCTTTCAATCTCGATACTGAATTTCATTCTGTCCATAAGTCCGTCTTTTCTTTCAGGTGGGTCAGGTACAATTCCTAAGTATGTAGGGTTTTGAAGTATGGTCTGTGAAATGGCAGTAGTGTTCAACATATTGGTACTGTGACATTTTATACAATTCCATACCTTATTAAACATTCGACCATGAATCAAGGACTGCATACTGTCAGGCATTAGTTCAAAAACCTGTATTTCTGATTTGTCTATGGCTTCATTACATTTGTTGCAAGTGTAAGTAATCTCTGTCTTGGCTAGTTGATCATAATCTACACTAGATATGATTACTTGATATTCCATAGGAAGTAGTGAGTTTATACCATTCAATGCACCATGCATGGCAGACCAGTTTTTACTATGTAAGGCGTTAATTGCCTCTGAACGATACCTAATAAAGGCAGTATTAATATCTGGAAGTCTGGACTGTGGCATAGCATATCACCCTAACTTTATACATAAATGGACTGTTATAAGATTATGTACATAAAAGTCCGTTGCATGGCTTAGACCCGATAAGAATTGGTGAGTCCAAAAAAACCCCCATTTCCACTCCAGTCGTGGGCTTAGTCATAATATAAACCCCCCTTGTTTCCACTCCAGTTATGAAATATTGAAATCATGCCACCTATATTTCCAGTCCAGACTGTGCACTAGGCTTTTTATATAGCACCTCTATTTCCAGTCAAAATAATAATACTTGACAGAATGATTAAAGAAAGTTGATTAAATTTTTTTTATTTTCAAAAATAACTAATCTATACAGGATTTTGAAAATCGCACCTTATGTAGTAAACATACAAGCGTAATTATTCGCTTACATATAGAGAAGGACTTCATAAATTAATTAGAAGGCAATACACGCAGTTTTTTAATATTTTTTGGATTCATGACTAAAATCATATCCAAGTATTGTTCTCGCCCAAACATAACTTAGGACTTCAGAAAATTAAAATCTAATCTGATTAAGTCAAAAGAGTAGGGTAATTTAACAAAATATGATGTACTTCCGAAAAAATACCATGATATTTTTAGAAAATACAAAGTCTAATTTTATGACTGGACTGGAAATAAAGGGGGTATAAGTAACGACTGAAAAGTTAATTAACTATACGTTTCTATAGGTAGTATGAAAACACAACAAACACAAATGTTTCAAGACACTGAAACACTAACACGATTAGCCGATAAGGCTAGAATCGCTATTGTTACAGGCGACTTTTTCACTGCCTCAAAAATAGCAAAAGAAATAGAAAGAATTAGTACGAATTTTGTGAGGGGTTTCTAAATTGAGTCCTGAACAAAAATTTGATAAAATCAGCTTTATAGTTGATACAGAGTCAAGCATACACGTTTTAGCCGAACAACTACACCTTAACAGGGGTTTAGAATTTGGTGATTATTGCCAAAAAGCAGAATTGATTAAACGTGGAATTGATTTAATCATTGAAGCCAAACAAGAATTAAGAGAGGCTGATTTAAATTGAATTACCAAGAAGCACAAAACTGTATTTTAGCAGTTAAACCAACAATGAAAGCACCATACAAATCACAGCTTTTAAAATTGGTTTTAGAATCTGAAAATTTACAAGATTCTAAAGTCAACCTTCAGAAAAAAATGGCTGATTTGAACCCACAAAACAAAAATTATTCATGGGCTTCATGTCCCGTCTGGAAAGCTATACAAACTCAAAAATGTCCAACGGGTGAAAACTTGGTTAGCTTTGATAAAACCACGAAAATTTTTAAAATGAACGTGGACACTTTAACAAGTGAGCAAAAATCAAAACTCTTAGGATTAGTTGAGGGCTTGTTGAATTGAATTTCATGTCAACTGAAGAAATCAATAAAAGAATTATTGATATTGAAACCCAGTTAGAAAAAATAAAAATCCAATATGATGATGATATTTTGGCATATTATCAAAACCCAAAATATAAAAAATTGGATTTGGAACAGATTTCTTTAAGGGGTATCTTACACCTAAAAGAAGCACCAAAAGATAGCACAATTCACGTTGTGAGAAAGTCACCAACTCAATTCAGTGCTTTTTTCATACAAAATGAAACACTTCAGAAAGTATGGATTCCATCAATAATGGTAAGACACAAACAAGAAGCTTTTGTGTTTAGTCGTTCAGGTGGTGGATATTCTAAAAGCCATGATATAGCTTATAGTCTTGGGCTTTTAGTTCAAAATGATGGTTATTGGTTTAACCATCAGGAGCTTTAGACATGAGTTATACAAAAAACGTCCAGACTTTGAGAGGCATTATTAAAAATAATGCTAATCATCTATCACTAAGTCAGTTAAACGAAGTGATAAAAATAGTTGATACATGGATTAAAGAAACACCTGATATAGATGATAAAGGGCGATTCATGGCTGATAGAAAAATTACTTTGTCAAGTCTTTTGATGAAGTTAAACTTTATCAGAATGGAAAAAGAGGACAATGGTCTAAAGACCATGCAAGAAGACAATTTTTGTGCAAAAAGTGAGGGCTTGAACCAATGAACAACATTGAAAAATCTATAATGATAGGTTCTTTGTGGAATAAGTACATAGAAACAAAATCACAAAGAGATTATCAGATTTGGAAAAATTGGTGTAATGAATTTTACCCAAAAAAAAGTGAGGGCTTAAACTAATGCCCTTAATCATTCATCTGTTAAATCAGATAAGCCAGTATGAAATAGGCAACATTGAAAAACTGCCTACTGTAAAAGAGTATAAAAAACTCTTTAACAGTTTGGACTTTGAAGAAATCGACAACTTTTTGAGAGGCTGTGAAAGTCAGATTTCTTCAGTTCAGAAAACTGAACACTTGACAGAATCACAGAAAAATAAAATCTGTCATAACGTTTTAGTTTTGTACAAAATGGCTAAGCCTATTGCAACAAAAAAGATGAGGTCAAAATTTGAGGGCTTGATGAATTGACAGATAAAATCTTGAAGAAAAAAGAGTCAGTTTTTTTAAAAACTGGGATTAGAACTTGTAGATTTTGTGAAACATCATTAGTTGAACAAACTAATGATATCATAAAATTACTCAAATCTAGAAATCAAATACCATATATTCAAGATGGGTTCAATGGGGATTATTATCTTACAGGAAAACATAACAAAAAATGTCAAGACTATGTTTGTCCAAAATGTGAGGGCTTGGAAAAATGATTAAACATATAGTTTTTCAAGGAGAAAAAATCCCTATTGAATTTTATAAAAATGGGGAATGTATAACTCTAAATGAAAACAAAAAGGATTATCCTGATGAAGTAAATCAGATACTTTACAAAAAATATCCAAAAGTTAGAGTCATTGAACATAACTCTCATTATAATGAGAGAATTGAGGACGATACCCAATGAAGCATAAATGTCCAGACTGTGACGCAGTTTTTTCATGTAATGAAAAAAATTGTCAAGTGCCTTATCAAATCACTTGTAGACATCAAGGGGACGGCTGGAATTGAACGACAAAGACTTGGAAAATTTGTACAAATTAAACCTTGACTTGTTTGATTCATGGTCTCAACTGTACGACGTGGAAAAAGACCCCGAAGCTAAAGAAGCCATGAAGAAACATCTTGACTCAATGGACTTGATTTTAGGGTGGCTTGAAAAGACTTTGCAATACAAGGACGAAACTGTGAGGACTTTAAGATGAATCATAATATAATGTTAGAGTTTCAACGCAAAGACAAAAGGTTTAATGAAGTTGAATTAATGCTAGATTTCTTTAGACACATAGACAATAATTGGTATAGGTTATGTGACTATGATAAAAAAGAAAACAAAGTGAGAATCTATTCAACTTACAGCGATATTAAAAATGTTGTACTTGATTTCAAAAATTACAAGGCAGTATGGTTTAAGAGAATTGAAATATGAGATACATTAAACGATACACGCAAGACGAATGGAATAGGTTTGACATTGACATACAGGAAATGTTATGCACAAAATATAATATCAGACTGATAGACTTTCAAACAAAAGAAGAAATAAAAAACCAGCTTGAAAAACAATTCATTCCCTTAGTTGGTGAGGCTAAAAGAAAGTCTAAAGAACGTAAGATTAAAATCCTTAAAAAAACTGGTCATGTAATGGGCGAGATAGGCGTAGGCACTTTGCAAATGATTCAAATGTTTAGTGCCAAACCAGCACCAAAGAAAAAAAGGAAGCGTAGGAAATGACTTGGAATTGCAAAGGTGTTTGTCTGCACCCAAAATATGTACATAAAAAAATGGTAAGAAATATCACCCAGACACCATACAAAAAATGTTCAAGGTGCTGTCTGTTCATAAAGTATGACGGAATTTTTTGCCCTTGTTGTGGGTGCAGACTAAGTAACAGACGTAAAAAAAATAACTCTAAAGACTACCATGAGATGGGTGATTAGAATATGACACCAGAACAGCTTGAAACACAGCATAATAATATCACTATGTATGTTGAAAACAAAAATAATGAGATGTTTACAACTATAACATTACAAAAACTAAGAAGGGGTATCAAAAGAAGACTTGGTGTTATTTCAAAATATCCAAAATGTTACAAATACATTAACATTGATACCATACTATTAAAAAGACTTCAGGGACGTATTGACATTCCTGATGGTGCATATTTTCAAAATAAAAACAAGCTAGACTTTAGACACAGTAAGTTTGACGAACAGGTTGATTTTGTGTTAAACAATAAAGAGTTTGAAAAATCTTTGTTAAGAAAATCAACCCCGACAAAGTATGACTTGAAGCCTTCAATAATCAGTTTGGCAGATGTTGAAATGCATAAAGATGTTTTACAAAGTCATGTCAGATACATTGAAAAAGTCAAAAAGATTTGTACAGAATTGGATTTTAAAAATGACTTGGTTGATGTTATAGACAGGCGTATAATACTGTTAGAGAATCATTTGGAAAAATGGAATGATGTTAAGACTTTTGACAGTTATTCTGATGAAACAGACTTGCAACTACTGGACAGAACCCAACAAATCTATAAAGAGAATAAGAAATTTAAAGACTTGATTGAAACTGCATTTAGTTACGGAATATTCAACCACCCACGCCCAAAAACATTCATGTCATTGATGAATATTTTGTCACAGACAGACAAAGAAAGACTTGACAAAAGATTTGACAACAATACAGAACCGATAACAAACATTATTCAAAGTATGGTGGTAGTTGAAAAACACGCTAAACAGGGTGGGTCTAAAGACCAGCTTGCAAGGGCTATGTATAACCTGTACAATACACATCTTTTTGATGAGTTGGAATTGAATTATATTATTTCACAGTACATTAGTGACGAAGCCAATTTTAACATAAGAAGACTTGCAACGTATCAACTGTTTAAGAATCCCCCTGAATGGTTACAGAAATTGATTGACGGTGACAACAAAATTATGACCAGTCAGATAAGAATTAAGGAAGAATCCAACGTCAAGAAAAAAATCTTACTGGAAAAATTGAAAATTAAAAAACAGTTTCTAAAACTAAGTTACGGCAAAAGGTATAACATGAATGATGAATTACAGACACAGGTGTTTGAAAAATCCTTTAACGGATATATTGACGGGACTTATACCCGTCTTGACAAAGACATTAACTTGAATGAACTTGACAAATTGCTAAACATGGTTAGAATGTTTTGATTGAATGTAGTCTTTGTGGAATACAGTTCAATGATGATATTGAAAACCGAAAAAAAGTACATGAAAGATTTCATAAACATTGTAAGATAGAAAAACGCAATACAGTTGAAGGACGGGTTGAATGGAATGAGATGTAAGACTTGCAAAAAGACCCAGAAATGTCGTAAGCCTAGACACTGTTGGACTTCAAATAATGAATGTGCATTGTGTCATTATGGCATGGCTGGTGTTTCAGGAAAATCTTATATCCGTTCTGCACGATATTAACACATGACAAAACGATACCATGTCTGTGAAAAATGTAAGCCAAAAGAACCAAATCAACCCTAAAACATTTATACTATTTTCCATAGAAAACTATACACTTAATATCTAGTACAATAATTAACTAATATGAAAACACAAAACTACAAAAAAGGATTTGAAATCTTGGAAGAATTTTTTGACGAACTTCCTGAAGATAGTAAAATCGAAATCGACACAAGACTAAAGGAATGTGGACTATGAGTCAATATGGACTAGGCTATTCATGTTGCTATTGTAAAGAGCCTATCAAAGACAAAGACATACCAAAAGAAGTATTGGAAAAAATTTCAATACAGTTGGTTTGGCACATGAACTGTGAGGATTCACAATGACTGGAAAAATTCTAACGTCAAGTAGTCAAATTTTTGACGAACTGTTTGACTGTGAATGGGATATTTTGTCAAATGCAGAAATGTTCATTGATAAATTTTGTGCTTCAATGAAGTATTCAAATGTCAAATTGACAAAAGAAGACAAAGAAATGGCACAAATGCTAAAAGTGGCATTTACCCGTAGATGGAATCTTATGGGAACTCAGGACGTTTTAGACGAGTTTGAAAACACAACTGATGAAAGTAAAAACTTTCAAAGGGTTTCTGAAAAGACCGTCAAAAAAGTTGAGGGCTTGAAACAATGACTGTCAAAAAAGGCAGATATTGTGTAGGCGAAGTCAGCGTGGACGCTGGACTGGTCTGGGTGGGTGACCCTTGTTACATCAAGCACCACCCCGAACTGTATGACGAATCAAAGTGGGGTGACTTTTGTGCAAACATTGAGGACTTGCCAAGTGAAAAGTTCTCAGGCGTTGCAACGTTCACCAACTGGGGTGACGGTTCATACCCTGTCTATGTCAGCTTTGACAAAGACGGAAGCCCTACAAAACTCGAAGTGATATTCACTNGAATGTATTCAGACAAAGACGAAGCAAAAGGAATTGAATACCAATGAAGTCTTCACTATACTGCGACAACTGTGAAAATCCGATAGGGATAGGTCACAGATACATAGTTACAAAGTTGCCAAAAAACAAAGAAATAACTTTTGTTGATGGTAACGTGTATCTATGTGCTGGTTGTTTTGTTGAGGACGTACACAATGAGTGAAAGAACCCATACTCATTTGTTTGAACAGGATTCAACAACCGAACCGATTGATTCACAAATCAATATGTACGGATATGAAAACAGTTGTAAGCCTATACAGGTGTCAATGGTAAATTATACAATGAGCAGTACACTTACTGTATTGGTAATTTTTGAAGCCATAAAAAGAACAGGTGATGGATTTGATTGAAATCCGTAAGGCTTCCGAGTCTGAAGCAAAGACAATAATCAATGCGATACTTGGTGAGTTGCAAGACCCTAAAGACTGTAACCATAGAATGGTAAGTTTCCATTCAAGAAGCAATACAGACGGGTTTGACGGGGGTTATGGAAATCTAGTAGGTAAATGCCTAGACTGTTATTCCATAATTCTGACACATTATGAAATGACAGGTGATGAAATCCTGACTGACAAGGAATGGCTTGAAAGTTTGTACGAAAAACGTGACGGACTTAGGGGATATGGCTGGTATGAAAAAGATATTTCTTGATGAAAATATCAGAAATGCCAAGCTTGTACGAAAACTGCGAAAGTTGGGTTACAAACTGGTCTTTACACCACAGGGCGTGTCTGACTATGACTTGGAAGACTGGCTTGTAACAAGGGATGACATAGTTATGGTTACTAAGGACATAGAATTTGATTTGAAGTTTGTAGAAAACAAGTCATTTCTAATAGACCATAGTGAACCCGTAAATGGCTGTGTAATATTGATTGACGCTTTTATGAGTCAGTTTAAAAAATAACTATTTCTTTTTCTTTGACTTTTTTTTGTAAGTCTTTGGAATACTTCGATTATATTTTGTTCTGCAAGAACCTTTTACACCCGTCATTTCTTACGTTTTGGTTTTGCTTTAAAATGTGAACCGACTTTAACGTGCCCTTTGTTGTGAGGTCTGTTTCCTTTTTTAAACGGCATTAATTATGTACAAAACATTATAGTATAAAAATACTACCACGCCTCTTTGACTGATTCAAGACTGGCTTTTAGATAATGGTCAACTGTCATGGAAGGTTTTGAATGTCTGAGGTGTTTTGAAATGACTGGTATCGAACTGGCTTTTTCACCATGAGTACCGTTTAACATTTCCTTGCCAATACTTTTTCTGAACAAATGTGTCACAACCTTTTCACCAACTTCGGCTTCAAGACTTTGCCATGCTGAAATATCCAAGTCAGATCCTATTCTTTTACACCATACATACAGTCTTGGATATGTCAATCCTTCAAACAGCCTACCTTTTTCCTTGAAGATAAGCCAAGTCTTTAGTTCATCTACAAAAATATGAGGAATATGTGCAGTATCTTGTTTCTTTGTTTTGGTTTTGCCTAGATAAATTTCCCTGTCTTCCAAGTTGAAACTTTCTTTCTTTAAATGAATTGCCTCGTTAGCCCGTAATGCACAGTAATACATTGTCTTATAGAGCATTTTAATGTCCTCGTCTTTCCACTTGCGAATACCTAGTATCGGTATATAGTCAACGATTCTCTCAAAAGTTTCGGGGGAAATATAATTTACTTTATCTTGCATTAGAAAACTCTAGCTTTTCTGCCATGCTTACATTTTGTCTTGCCACAAGCAGGGCAACGCTTTCCAGATTTTACTGTGTAATTTGTTACGCCATAACCGTAATCAGACCCATGTGGCATTAGCAAACAGCACCCGAAAAGTATAGCCCGAATGATATACCTGTCAATGCACCAGCAATTCCATATAAGACTAGTAGTTTTTTTAATTTGTTACGTTTAATCTGAACTAAATCTTGAGGTGTATCGTCCCATCTGTCCATGATTTATACTAAATGACCTTATATTTAATGTATTTTGTCTGACGGCTGGAAGTTTCCTTTGGTACAGTCAGTGTCATATAACTCATGTAACTTTAGGTGTTTTTCCTCGTCCAGTTCTGCGTGTCCAGTATAGCCATAGGTTGTTTCTTCTTGCATATAATAAAACAGTTTGTCACAAGCCCATGAATGAAAAAATTCTGTTTCCTGATCATACATAGTCCAAGCAGTAAAGACAACTGCAATAAAAATACCCATCACAATAAAGCCTGTATATTTGTGCAAGATTCTTTTAAACGGACTTAGGTTGTCATACCTATTGTTAAATTTCTTAACCACCTAACATCAGTCCTTTGTTGTTTTCAATGGCGTTCCTTAACCAGTCCTGATAAACCAGTGCTGGTGAGTCACGCCAGTTCCTATCGTCATGTGGTGTGGGTTCTTGCTTGATAACAGTATTTTTCAAGACTTCAATCTCACCGTTACAGTTGTTTCTTGCGTATTCAACAGCCTGTGTAATCAGTTCCATGTTAGGTGCAACAATTATCTGACGGCAGTCCTCAGTGACTTTAAAATTTTCCCATGTTGTATAACTTCCATTTTTAAAACCCCTTGCATTGTCACTACCAACTACCGAAAGAGTGGTAAAGTTACTAGCCTGAATTTCTATATTGACTGACTTGTTCTGATAGTCAGAGTCAGGATCTACCATGATTAAATCAAAGTCAGTCTGATATTCATAAAATTTCCAATGCTTTTTCATTATGTTTTCCCTAGAAACATCATACCCATAGTCAGTCATTGTGCCTGACGCAGTTGGATTTGTCGTATCAAACGTGTCAAACAGTTCACGATAGGTAGGGCAGTTGGTGTATAACCCGTACTCGATCATGGTCTGACAGTTCTTGCTAAGTGAAATTGAGATATTATTGTATCTGTTTACATCTGAGTTTGCTTTGGTTATATTTTCAAAATCCTTGTTCATTCTTTCCAGTAGTATCTTGGCAGTTTCTAAATCATGTTCTAATTTTTTAAACTCAATTATTATTTTATCAAGTATTCTATACTCGACACGCCATTCACTCTTGACTTCCCTTGCCTTAAACTCTACAAATTCCTGTCTAGTCTTTGAGTTATCCCATTCTTCTTCACGTTCATACTGTTTAAACTCGTTAAACAATATGTTCAACTTGACTTCCTGTGCAGTTTTTTTTACAAGCAGTTCTTCAAATTCCTTTTCAAGTTCTGTAACCAGTTCAGTTTTCTCATCTATGTTGATCTGTACGTCCATCAATGCACCAGCATTACCCAACATCATAAGCATTATAATTTCAATCATCAGTTATGTCACCCAAATACCAAAAGTGTTTCTGACTTTGGTGTTTGAACCTGTCCTCTTCATCAAAATTTTCCCCACATAACTTGCACTTCAATACCTCTTGACCTCTCTACGGTGTCGAGCAGACTTGCTTCTTGACTGAAATCGTAGATGAGCATTGTAGCAATTCGGGTTAGGACACATGGTTAATTTTAATTCCTTTGAATAAAGTTGGTTACATTCCATACAGATACATTGAGTTTGGTAATCTATTCTTGGTCTAGCCATGCCCTGAATATATCAAACTATACCCATATTTAAATACGAGTATAGTTAACATTTTCCCGTCTTTTAGCTGAGGGTGACTTTGGTTTGTGTCTTAGTTTCTCATTACAAAAATCACATCTTAGCATATTTTTAGGAAATTTTTTCATCTTTCTTTCTGAACAGCCGTTGCAATACGAATACAGTTCATAGTTTCTACCTGACAATTTTTTTACCCCCAAAATAATGACACTTGGCACATTGTTGTGAAACAACCCAACAATGATAATTATTGGGAACCTTTACAACTTTGCCACATAATAAACACCTCATGTTTTATCACTGTCCTCTAATATTGTTTGCTGTGGTTCCCTGAACTCAATGTTCAGCCAAATTCTTTCATGGTCTGACTTTGAGTCCTCATAATATTCCGAAAAAGCCTTGCTGAATCTACCCATGCCCAAAGGAACCTCGCCCTTTTCAAACATTGTTTTTTTATAAAACTGGTATGTGTCACGTTTTGAACGGTGACCGTTTGAATCAATAATATGGTTCTCGACAAACCAGTTCAAGGGATCGGAATTTTCATTCCACATTTTTTGAACCGTCTTCCAGTCTTTAGGATTTAAAAATCTGTTAGAGTCATATAACATCTTGGCAACATGAATCAGACATGAGAATACCAAGTCCATTTCATCAGACTTTTCCAACAGTTCCTTTTTCAAGTTGTCATTTCTTTGTGGGTCTTTCTCAAAGTTTCTTTCCCAAAAAATAAGAATCCATCTACGGAAAAATCCCTGCGACTGGTCAAAGACTCTGGGAAACTTGTTGCATGAAAATACCAATGAAGCAAAAGGGTAAAGATCAAAACCGTTTTTGTTTTTTAACTGTGCGTGTACTGGTTCGCCTGAAGACAGATCCTTAATCATACCTGTATGGAACAGCTCGTTTCTTTCCAAGTCAGAAAATATGTTTGCTTGTTTTCCGTCAAGTCTTGCCGAAGCAAATTTGTCTTCAGCCAAAACCTGTAACGGAATATGTGACACGTTGTCATTTCCTAACAGTGTGGAAAGATAGTCAAGACATACTGACTTTCCATTGGCACCGTTGCCAAGCATGATAAAACTTCTTTCGTCAATATTCTTTCTAATGAATGTCGAAGCCATCATTTCCAATACGGTAAGCATGGATTTTTCATCAATGACATACTCTTTTGTAAAAGAAGTTTCTAAGAACTTCCAAAACAACGTGTCTTGTAAGTTTGACTTTAACGACTCAAAAATATCATCTGATCTAATTTCAAACTCAGGCTTGGCGTAATTACAAGGTAACAAAACCTTTGTCAAAAGAAGGGGGGTATGTGACGACAATTCCATTGTCTGTAAATTCAGCACCCCGTTTTGTACGACTAGAATGTCAATGTCACTGTCAAAATGTTCAAGACTTTCATAGGTTCTTGACTTTATCTTGTCAATGACTTCGGATTTGTCTGACTTGGTACACTCTACAATCTGTGCCTCAGTTTCCTGTTTGATTACTGACTCACAATTCTTGGAATCATAAATCTTGCCATTGAAATAATAAATTGAATCGGTTTCCCTTGCAGTAATAAAATTATATTTTGTAATTAGCCTACCAGTAACAATGTCAATTCTGTCCTTATGCTCATGTTTTACAGTATCTAATGAGTCAGCCTCGAACTTAATTTGGTCTGCAAATGATAACGACTCGTTGGAAGTTGTAACATTCCTACCATGTCCCATATTGGTACACTGACAAAATGTCTTCATGCCATTGTTGATATAATTCTGCTCACATATCTCATGGTACCCGTTCATATACCCACCGTCTTTTTGACAGTGATCACATAGTACGGTTCTAGTAGATAACTGAGGTTTACTTGGATAGTTTGGACATAAACCACCGTTAACACAGTTTTCAAAATCGTCTTTAAGACAAAACTCACAATTAGTAATCAATTTATCATTAGGAATTAAAGTCATAGTATCGCTTCCTTTTCTGTGGTAAGACTGGAATCGTCACTAGGGGTTGTTTGGACACTACCCCTAGTATATTCAACTAAAAATTTTATTATAAGTGCCTCAATTAACCTAGACCTTGTTTGATCAGAAACTTCAGCGTCAAATGCCCTTATCACTTCAATATTTAATGAATAGTTCTTAACCACTTTCAATATTTATCTATATTTCATTGAATTAATAAATCTTACCTAAGTAAGTCAGTGTTTTATATAAAGTATAATGAATTTACGGGACACAATTCTATCATTAACTTTGCTAGAAAAAAATATACAAGAAAGTTAATGATGAAAAAGTGTCCCGTAAATATCATGGGACACCTAAGTAAGTTTACTACAATCTTAAATAGATTATAACAAGTCTTAGTTTAAGTTCGCTGATTAGATTAAATTCGTCACGAACCAAACCCTTCAAGGTGAAAGAATGTAGATACATCATCACCTTTTATAAATAACAGTATCATACTATTCATACAGAGTATTAAGATTGCATACTCATATTCCTAGTCCCGATAGAATGAAGCCCTCTATCGGGTTATATTAAATCCACACTCAACACATGGATAATTCATAATTCTTTGCCTACATCTTTTACAGGTCTTGGCGTTTACAGACAGGTTAAACCAACTCATTTCTCATGTGCCTCATGTGTGCAGTTGCAACGATAGGTACATTCCCTATCAATATGTGTGCCGTTTTGGCATGGGAAACAGTTACACTTCATACCATACAGTACCCAGACTTACAAGAGTCTTTTCCTACATCATTTATTGTCAATTCATTAACTGATTTTGTATTTTTACCCATACCTCTCAGTTTAATTTCTGGGTATCTACTATTATTTTCTTCCAATGCCTGTGTCTTTTCTTTGTAACGTGGGTCTAACAAGTCCAATGTCTGAGCAAAAGGACAAAACCAACACCCTGATTTTGGTACTATCGCCCAGCCCTCATCTGCAACAATTTTAGCACAGTCCTCTACTGTTTTTTTACCCTCTATATCCCTATACCCATCAACAAACGGATATACTGATTTGGCATATAAAACATTAGAAGCGTTCATTCTAGTTGCCTCATCATAAGATATTCCAATATGAACATAGCATGGGTGTTTTCTTGTAACACCTAATTCTTCTCTTATGAATTTTCTAATTGGTGCTATCTTGAATTTGGAAGTACAATCTCTGAATTTTATTGATGGCACAATTTTTTTATCCCAACAATAATCATATAATGTTTTTCCATATTTATTATAAACTCTTACAAAATTAATATTATTGGTTTTACAATATGGTACAATATAATCACTTATGTAATCATAAGTTTCTTGATGCTCACCCCCCGTATCTGCAAATATGACATACCCTTTATCATTATTTTTAAAAATATCTTTCATTAATATTAATAACGCAACTGTTTGACGACCACCACCAAATGATAATATATGGTATGATGGCTCATAGTTATCTACATGGTACTTGGCAGTTTCTAATCTCACAATACTACCCCATACTTTTTCAACTTTTTTCTCATTACGTTCATTCATAACAACAATCAGTATAATTTTCTATATTAAAATGTTATGTTGCGAAGGCTTCAATGTGGGACAATAGGTTAAGACCATAAACCTAAAAACCCATGCCGTACTTTTAGACTGAAGAATTGGATTCGACTGATTGTCCATTATGATACGGTTCTAGCCTTCTAGAATTATATTAAGAATATACTTTCATATATACTTTCTTTCAAAAACTTTCCACCTTGAACCCTGTTTCTTTACGTTCAAAACGATACATTTTATCCTGTGGTCTTTTTGGAACTCTATAATGTCACTGGCTTTCGCCCATGCGTTTGTCTTAATTTGGATAGCCCAAAGATAACCTTTGGAATCAAAACATAAGCCATCATAAAGGTTCCATAAGTCAAGAGCATAGTATCTAGAATCCTGACATTGTACTTTGTCTTTAAACTTTGTGTGGGCTTTGAGCCAAATGTGATTATATTTTTGTTGCAATAGATATTTTGTAGCGTGACCATTACTAATTCTCATTCGTTGCCTATTATGCATAACTCACATTGGTACAGCCCTTCGTCTATATCAAACAATTCCACGTTAGAATTATGACACTTGCTACAAAGTCCAGTCATAAGGGGGGTTATACCCCCCCATCTAATTAACTAATCGGTAGCCAACCACCTTGTCAGCTAAGTTAAACCAACAAGCATTAACAACAACACTCTGCGTATGTTGTGCCACATATTCCACATTTGGTATGGGCGTATCTGTAATGTTGACCGTAGTGTTCCTCACAAAGAACTTTTTTACTTTGAAAGAAAGTATTACAGTCTTCCCTGAATATTCCAGCCTTTCCACATTCGTGCAACTCTTTTCCAAACTCGCCTTTCAGTCTGTGTTCGCATTTGGTATCTCTTTGGAAAGACTTGCACTTGCAAGGTGGCGAACCACATTTACATTTTGTCATTTTCACACCTCTCGTTATGTTGTTTTGACCACTTGACTAAAAAGTATATCTTTACTGTAAAGCCGACTATCGATATGCTTAGGAATAAAAAGTTCTGATACAAAAACATATTTGGAAATACAAACAACGGAACCACCGTAAGTCCAAGTGCAAGATTCAAAAAGAATCCAGACCATAGTTTGCCTATCCTGTACCATGCGTAATAACCTGCGACTGGTATAAAAAATAATAAAAATTGGGTGCTAAGTTTAACTGGTTTCATCTTTATTCAAATACCTTATTTCGTGTTCTTGTCCATTGTCTATATGGACAAGAAGTGAATTAAAATCTTTAATCAAAGTTCCACATGAACGACATTCATAATCTATTGCAAAATTTTCATCTTTCATTTTTTTTCGTGCTTCTTCCTGACGGGCTTTGATTTCCCTTATTGCCTTGTATTTCCACAAGTCACCCATCTTCTTCGTCCTCGTCTTGCTGGTCTGATTCTTTAGAAAAAAGAATAGAATTGTCACTGTCTAAAACCTGTGACATTCTAAATTGTGTGTAACACATTATGCCTTTACCCTGATTGCATTGTTACCCTTGATGTTCTCTACGAAAACACCTACGGATTTTCCAACCCAAGCAGTAGATTCATCACCGAAACTATCAATTAAGAAATTGATGTTCTGTAAGTTGAGTGTCCACTTTTGCTCTGTTGTTACACCATTGTTTGATACCTTAACGGAACATTTAGGCTTCATACCGAAGTTGCTAGATTCTTCTTTCACTTCTGTAAGGATTTCAAATCGAACATTTTCAGTATTTACCAAGTCGTTTCCACTAATGTATTCTGAGTTCTGTTTTTCAAATTTTGCCATTTTTTCTTCTTCACCTTCCTCTGAGTTTGTTTGTACCTCAGTGTTAATGTTGTCCGTTATTTCCTTCAAGGTCGAGTCATTAGGAAATAACTTATCGAGATTTTCTTTGACTCTTGGATCAGAGTTCACTAAATTTCCCAGATAGTTTTCTAACGTATGCTTTAAAGTCATTATGCCCTGCCCTTCAGATACTCTTTCAAAGCTTCGTTTACAACTGCCTTAACTTTGAGATCATCACGCTTACATAGTCTGTGAATCTCTGCGTGTATCTCATTACTTACTGCAACTGTTGAACCGTTTTTATTTTCTGACAACATACAATATAGAATATTTTGCTTTAATATATCTTTCTACATTAATCTAACTGTTTTTGTTTTGGATTTTTTACGCTTGGCTGTTTTCTTTTTAGGTTTGGATTCAAATCCAACAAATTCATCTTTAGTTTTTGTTACACTTCTACCAAACACACTTTCTGTCTTGCTTTTCTTTTTCTTCTTGGTCTTTAGCAGACCTGAAGACGGAAGTGCAATTCTGTTTTTAGTTCCAGCCGTCAATCTCATGTCCTGTCTTTCTAACTTTGATACTTTCTTTTGACCGTATGTGATTTCTTTTCTCTTGTACATTCCAACAACGTTGTCAAGTCTGACGTTGCCAATGAACCCTGCCTTCTTACCACGCTTTCTTTTTCTTTTTTGTGTTTGTGGGTTTGGTGTGTCATAGAATAATGTACCACCCCCTATTCTTTTTGTAGTTTTTTGTATTGTTGGCAACTTCATCTGTGCAACTGCCTGAACCTGTACTGTCTTTGCAACTACGGCTGTTATAGCAGACTGACTTTGAACTGCTCTAAGTCTTTGTGCTTGTTTAATCTTAGGTTTTTGTTTGGTCTGTTGTTTGGTCAACTGTGCAGTTTGTTGTACCAAACCAGTTCCAGTTTTCTGACTTACAGTAGGTGTGACAATCTGTTTAATCTTTGGCGAAACCTTTGGTGGTTTAACACTAGCCTTAACTTTTGGCACTTGTATCTGTGCTGGTTTTGCTACTGCACTTTGACCCAGTTTGATTTTGGTTTCTTGGAATGTACCAAGTCTTGTTCTTTGAACAGTTGACCCCTCTTTACCGTCAACTATCTTATCACCTTTTTGTATTTTAGGTTCTTCAAACTTTTTTACGTTTATTCTATTGGTTGTAACACCAACAACATCAGGTTTGCTAGACATTCTTTTAACATCTTTTATGTTAGATATACCACCCCCTTTACCCAAGTCAACATTTGTTTTGGTGAAACTACTGCCGACACCCGTTGTACCAATGCCTGAACCAAGTTCAACCCTAGTTCCCTGAAAAGTCTTACCAGTTGACTTTGACTCACCGATAAATGCGTGATACTTTTCTGTTGGTGGTTCGTCAACACCTTTTGGTACTTTAGGCTTTTTGTTTAATGGTGCTTTGTCTGCCATCTCTCTAAGAAGATTTGACTCTTTCATGGTCTGTGCGAAAGCCTTTTTGTCAACTGGAATCTTTCCCTTGCTTACACCGTAAAGTATTGTTTCATCTTTTGGTTTTATCTTTCCACTTTGGGTTTCATACGTTGTAGGGTTTCTGCTTTCCAATGACTGCTTTAACTGACCAGCCTTCTTGCCACCCCCGAAATAATCAGTTCCCTTCATTACAGTCTTCTTTCCAACTTCTTCAATCTGTCCTTCTTCTACCATATCATCAATTAGTTTCAAGTTCTTTTTGCCAGTAAGTTTTGCACCAGTAACTATTGTGTCAACTTGCCTTACTGGACTTCCCTTGAACTTTATCTTGCCACCAGCAACTTCAGAAAACTTTAGCTGACCTTTGACAGTTGATTCACTTGTTGAAGTCTTGTAGTCCTGAAGTCTTGTTCTAGTTCCAGTTATCTCAGGCTTTTTAAATCCCCTGTAATTGACACCCTCGCCTTGCAATTCGGCTTTGGGTCTTTTGACACCTTTGACCAAATCGCCAGTGGTATCTGAATAAAATGTAACCTCGTCAATGTTTGTCTTATATTGTTTTGTACTGACTTTTGTTCTGTATAATGCAGTTGATTTAATTCTGTCAAGAACTGTCGGTGTCTGAAGTTTTGGAATACTGGTTTTACCAATGTCCTCAACTTTGACTAATTCAGGGAATGGTTTTCCACTTGTAGTTGCCTTACTGTCATATAACTCAGGGAATGGTTTTTTCTCTTTTGGCAGTCCTTCTTTTGGAATTAGTTTTGTTTTATCAGTTGGTGTAAACACATCAGACTTGAACGGGGTTTCTTTTGGCATATCATATTTTGTTGTTTTCATCTTACCTCTTGTTGCAAATCCTACAACATTTTCATTTTCAAACATGGCAACTTGTTTGTTTAGGAACTTTGGCTTTGCACCTATCTCACCAGCAATATCAGTTGACTGTCTTACAAACATTCTGCCTGAAGGTGTCATAATGAAATTAGCCTTAGCACCAAATCCGACACGACTTCCCTGAAACATTGTCGCAGTATCGTATGGCTTTACAATTCCCTGACGCACTACCTGTTGTGGTATTGTAAATACTGGCATACCATATTTTGTTCCTCTTGGAATATCACCGTAAGTATAAACGGAACTTCCAATTCTGCTTGGAATTGCTGACACCTGTGCACCAGTTCGCTGAATCGCTTGACCAGCACCCATCATGGCAATAGTCGGAACCTTGACTATTGTTGGTGCGTTACTTTGAATTATTTTGTTGCCAAGTTTTGCAGTTGCACTTACGCCAATACTTGCACCTTTGATTCCATAAGTTATTGCCTTGCCACCCATGACACCTGTGACAACGGCACTTGGTATTTCAGCCACAGCTCTGAACGGGTTTTCTACAACATAGTCAGCAAGTCCAGTTACCCCTGTACCTTTTAACGGTGTACCTGACATAACATCAGTGATAGTACCACCGATTAACTTGTCTTCGGCAGTTGCCAACATTGGGACTTGTTTGTCTTCAGGCTGTGTCAGGTTGTAAACAGTTTTAAGAATATTGTAAGACGGTGTGATAACATATCCAGCACCAAGTCTTATATCATCAGACCATGTTTCAGTTTTACTTGGGTGTATAACCTCGCCTGAGTCAACTGCTGGTGCATAGTTGTATTTGTTCCACCATTCATTATCAGTTCCAGAAAATACTTTTGGTATCTGACTTTTTTGAAACAAAACTGCTTCTTCCCTAGTCTTAAAGTCAGCCGTATATTCTGCATTTTTGGTTTTTATTGGTACAGTCCAAGTTGTCTGCATATCTTTGTTGACTTGATTAGCGATAGGATCAAACCCCCAAACATCAGTTTCTTTCTTTGTCAACAATTCATTCTTTTTTAACGTGACAGTTCCTACTGAAGGAACGTATGACGAATCTTTTGCAAGAAAAGAGTCGATAGGCTTTGGATCAAATACTGCAATACGTTGCTGTGCCAGCTTCCTTTGGTTTATTTCCTTAGAGTCAGCCCGACTCATTTGGTACGGCTGGTCTGACTTTCCAACAAACTGAGGTGAAGCAGTTCTAAGATCACCAGTTGTCTGTTTTCTAGCTTCAGTGAGTTTCTCATAATAGTCAGGCTTGAACATAGAGTCAGGTGCAGTCTTGGCAACAAGTCCACGTTCCTTCAGGAAGGTTCCAAGATTGACCGTACTGGTTCCAGTATAACTTTGTGTCGTCTGTGGACTTGACAAAGCATTTGCAGTTCCAATGTTACCAGCACGAAGTTCCTTGACATACTCTTGTTGTCGTCTGTTTGCCAATTCTATTGCTCTTTGTTTTTGAATGATTGGCATGACCTGTGCAGTAACATCTTTTCTAGTTCCCATTGTACCACCACTTGTTTTGTATAACTCATCAGTTTCATACACTGTCATTTTATCTTCAGTAACCTGATACTCTTTCTTACCAAGCAGACCACCAGTCATATCTGACAGTGCTTCAAGTTGTACGGCTTTTTTAGTTTCAGGTGAAGTGGCAAAGGTTGAAGCCATAGCAGAGCTGGTTAACTTTTCCTGTGCCGACATAGAACCGTAAGCACTTGCGACATTTCTTTTTGCCTGTGCCCTTGAAGCCTGATAATCAGATTCCATTTTTCCTGACGGATCTAAATATTTTCTCATCACTTGTTCTCTTGCCTTTCCTGACATAGAAGTTGCACCAGCACCCGAAATCTTTCTTGCTTCTATCCAAGTGATATTGGTATAACCTTGATTTTGAAATGACTTTGCAATTCGTTCATAATAGCTTTGGTGGAATGTCGCATTGGTCTTACCTCTATTGCCAACTTCAATTATTATGTCACCTTTTGCAAGACCGACACCACCTACCTGAGCATAGTGAATTTGTTTGCTGAGGTGTTTGTTAGTTCCACTACTTACATTTTTCATAAAATTTTTGTATGTTGCTTCTCTAGCCGTTGCTTCTTGATCAAGTTTCAAAGCCTTTGCTTCTTTGGCTTTTTGAATGTCGTCTAATCTTTTGGTTTCTCTTTTTTGTTCTGCAACTATCTGAGTCTGAAATCCAGTGATCAGATCTGTCTGTCTTTGTTCTTCTGCGACTCTAGCCTTTTCTACTTTTGACTCAACTGACTTTGACTCTTCTACTGCACTTGAATATAACTCTGGAATCTGTCTGTCTAAAACATGAATAGTTTCTTTTGCCTTTTGCTGTTTCTTTATCTCATCAGTATAATCATCAACTTGCTGTCTTTCTGACGGACTGGATATGTTTGCCTTAATGTACTGTGCTTCCAATAATCTTTCCTTGTAATAAGGATCATCAGGAATTTCTTCAGGCAGTTTTGATCTAGCCTTTGATCTTTTTGACTTGGCTTCTTGGTATGCGTCTTTGGCTACATACGTCTGACCTTCATAAACTTCAATCTGGACTTTGGCAATTTCCCCTGCTTGAACTGTCTGGGCTTCAGCCAACTTTGCTTCAAGTTCTTTTTCTTTTGCCGTCTGTGCCATTGGTTATACCAAAGCATACTAAGTTAATTAATGTTATTTATATATCAGAAGGACATTGAAAGTTTGAATGGCAGATATTAGCATTATCGAGTTTGCAGTTTACGCCTTTATTGCCTATTCAGGTATGCTTATGCTGATCATTTCTACTATTCGTGAAGCACCTCAGACCAAATCACAGTCGTTCACACGTGCCATGTATCTCATTCCTTCAATAGTCTGTGCATTTTTACTGGCTGGTATGGGGGAAAGTGTAGGGTTATACGAAGTGGTATCATCAGGTGTCGAACAAGGCACAGCCACCAGTCTTAATCAGGTGTTTACAATAAACCTAGTCAATCCAATTTGGATAACTGTCAACTTTATGTTTGGTATTCTAATGACATTCCACTTTATCATGCAGACTTTACAGTTGTTATTGTTTAGAGAATAAAATTAGTCTTCAACAAGCCAAGCCCATTCAGGTCTTTCTTCGTATTCAGTATCAGTCACCAGCTCTGTTTCCTCTAATGGTATCTATTGCCCAAACTGATATTAGTATGACGTATATCATTGAGATTCCAGCGACAAATACTGGTGGTATGCTCAAATGTAAAAGTAAGTTAAACGCATAAGTTCCAGTTATGACTTGGAAGAATTGGTAAATCATAGTGGCTGAACTTGTAAGTGGGTTATCTGTAATTGAAACTTCCTGTGCCATTGTTAATTGCATTTCTGAAGTTTGGAATGACAGTTGTGAGAATGTTGAATTAGTACCTTGAATCCATTGTGTCGGTTGATAGTTTGTTGGGGCATACTGACAACTCATAGCGTCAGTGTAAGTCTGATTAGAATAACCCCCAATTAAATTACCAGTAGCGTCATAACACCCTGCAAAAGTATCACTTATTGATTGAATTGCTTCCCTCATCGAGCCACCGTCCATTTTTCCAGTATCAGGGTTATATCGTTGCATGTCCACACCGATAGGATCACCGAGTATAGTCTGTGCACCTAAGATAGAAAATGAAGCAATATAGGCAATTAAAATTACAGCGATAGGTTGAGATACCATTATCTATTCCTTGTAATTCCCCATGCTAAGAATATTACTAATCCTATTACACCTATTATCACAGTTGGAATTGCTATCAGTCCGAAGAATGACAGTGCGAATATCGTACTTGCAGATATTAATACACCTACGATTGGTGACACTCTGTTAAAGCCGACCATTGAAACAAGTATTACAAACAGTCCGACAATATCTATTGCACCAAAGTCACCGTCAGTTCCGTATTCACCAGCCGTAAAGTTTGTTACCTGTGTGACTAGAGGAATGTTAGGAAGTCCAGTTGAATATGTTCCGTCTTGTTGCAAAGTGCCAAGTGTATTTTGTGTCATAACATACTTTGCTGATACGCCATCATCTTGCTGACTTTGCTGAGGTGCACATTCTATTTCAATTACTTCGTTGTCAACGTCTTGGAAGTTGAATCCTATGACTTGTTTGTTTGCGTCACTTGCCATTACCTGTGAGGTCATGTCAGTTCCCTCTACATACTGGTCTGTCTTTTGTGCAAACTTGTAATCCACATCACAAGTCATGTCGTCCCACCATGAAGGGTATGCTACTTGCAAAGTATCAACGGCAGTTGCAGTTCCATTTACTGATATTGTCTGTGTTTCTCTTTGGAACTCTATGACATTGACTGTTTGGTCATTGACTGAATCAATGTCAAACCATTCCATGCCACCAGTTGTAGGATCAAATGCCACGATACTGTTGTCAATGCTTGTTGTGACAGTGACATAGTTGCTGAATCCAGAGTTGCCTAGTGGCGAATTAACCTTTACACCAAAGATATAACTTGTATTGTAATCCAGTTGAGGTGCAAAGTTGGAATAAGTATTGGTTGTGGTTCCAGCACTGGTAGTAGGTGTGCTGACACTTGCAGTTATCTCAGAATAATAAACTTCATAGTTTGTAACCTGTCCCTGATAATATGCTGGTTCGTCCCAGTCAATTACTACACCAGTTCCAGTAACGCCCTGTGCAATCATTCCAGTAATTTCAGTTTCAGGTGTTGTCGTAAACGTGTTAGACAAAACACTGTCACCAAATATTGAAACTGCTTTGAGAGTATAGACATAGGCATTACCGAATGTCAGTGTTTGAAAGTCAGAGTGTGAAGTTCCAGTTACGGTTGTCATTAAACTGCCATCACGATAAACTTTGTAGCCAGTTACAGTTGCGTCACTGTTTGGTACGTTCCAAGACAGTGAAGTGGTTCCAGCAGTTCCAGATAGTGTCGGTGCACTTGGTACGTCACCAGTCGTAATTGTAGTTGTAACGAAAGCAGTTGACTCGCCTACATTATTTAATGCAGTTATCTTGTAAGTATAACTTTGGTTCAATGCACTTGGAACTGTGTCACTGAGAGTCAGCACCGACTGTGTTGTAGTTCCGACCAAACTGAAAGCACCAGTGCCAGTCTGTCTGTAAATTTTATAGTTGATCAATGATGAGCCACCGTCACTTGTTGGTGCTGACCATGTTACAGTCGTGCCATAAGGTGCACTGTCAATGCTTGATATAACCACGTTTGCGTTAGTTGGTGCACTTGGCACAGTCGGTGTTGCTGTACTGTATGATGAGGATAACAGACTTGTACCGACATTGTTTGTCACCTCAGCCTTAAAGTAGTGTGTGCCAGCTCCCGAAACTGTATGGGTGTATGGAATAGTTGTGCCATTGATAAGTGAAACGTAGAGAGAATCGTCACTGGAATATTGTAAGTTATAGTCTATCAAAGCAGACCCACCGTTGTTTGCTGGTGCTACGAATGTTGCAGTAATGTCAAACGGATTTGTGTTAGGATTGTTTGTAGCCAAAGTTATACTTGGTGCGTCAGGTACAGTCGGTGTTGCGATAGTGACTGCACTGCTTAAAGTTCCGTTGCCAACATTGTTAAGTGCTTGTGATTTGAAATACCAAGTTCCAGCACTTGCAAGTGTTACTGACTGGTCAGCCGTAACTGCTTCTGCGACTGGCGTGTATGTCGTATCATCAGGTGAGGTAAACAAGTTATATCCAGTTACAGAAGAACCACCGTCAGAACTTGGTGCTACGAATGTTGCAGTAACATCAAACGGATTTGTGTTAGGATTGTTAATTGCCAAAGTTACGCTTGAAGCGTCAGGTGCGTTAGGTGTTGCGATAGTAACTGCCGTACTGTTGTTACTTGTACCAGCGTTGGATATTGCTTCAGCCTTAAAGTAGTGAGTGCCCGAACTGCCTACTGAATAGTTAAAGTCAGAATTTGTCGCATTGATCACTGAACTGTAAAGTGTGCCGTCAGATGAATGATACAAGTTAAATCCAGTTACCGAAGAACCACCGTTGTTTGTCGGTGTCACAAACGTTGTTGTCACCTGAAGTGGACTAGGGTTAGGATCATTAATTGCCAAAGTTATACTTGGTGCGTCAGGTACGGTTGCAGTTGTAATTGAAACTGCACTGCTTAAAGTTCCGTTGCCAACATTGTTAAGTGCCTGTGATTTGAAATACCAAGTGCCTGTACTGTCAACTGTTATTGTTTGGTCAGCCGTTACTGCCTGTGCGACATAGTTGTAAATAACATCATCAGGCGAACTGAGTAGGTTATATCCAGTTACAGAAGAACCACCGTCAGAACTTGGTGCTGTGAATACTGCAACTATGTCAAGTGGACTTGGATCAGGACTAGGAATTGAAAGTGTCACACCTGAAGCAGTCGGTACTGACGGTGTGGCTATGCTTACGGAACTGCCTTGATTGGCAGTGCCAACATTGTTAATTGCTTCTGACTTGAAATACCAAGTGCCACCAGTCGGAACTGTTATTGTCGTGTCAGTTGTTACTGCACTTGCGACTGAATTGAATGTTACGTTATCATCAGAACTGTAAATGTTATATCCAGTTACGGTACTTCCACCGTCACTGCTTGGTGCCACCAGTGATACGGTTATACCTCTAGGACTTGCATTAGGATCAGGTATTGCCAAAGTCGTTGAACTGTCACTGCTTGGTACAGTTGGTGTTGCGATATTAGCTGAAGTTCCCTGAGATGAGGAACCTAACAAGTTTGTACTGGCAATTTTATAATACCAAGTTCCAGCACTCGGAACTGTGTCAGTAAAGTCCAAGTCACTTACGGTTCCGACTGAAGAATAGGTTCCAGTTTCAGTTGCACTTCTGAATATTTCAGTTGAAGTTATTGCACTGCCACCGTTAGACTGTGCAGACCAAGAAACAGTTACGTCAAACGGACTTGGGTTCGGACTGGTTATACCCAGTGTCGGTGCGTTAGGTGCTGGGGGTGCAGTTGGCGTGTCAATACTTGAAGTTGCTGAGAAACCTGAGTTACCATGTGTCGCTAATGATTTTAATGAATAAACATAAGTTCCAACTGACGGAACTGTGTCAGTATCACTTGTAACTAATCCAACTGTTTTATGTAATGTGCCGTCACGATAAATCTCAAAGCCCGTTAGCGTTCCAGTTCCAACGTTTGTCGGTGCTGACCATGAGAGTGTAACGTCAAGTGGGTTAGAGTTAGGTGAACTTATTGTAGTTGCAACACTTGTTGGTTCAGATGGTGGGCTTCCAGCCAGTCCAGATGTATAAGACGACAAAACACCCTCACCAATAGCATTGACCCCAGCTACTGCAAAGTAATAGGTGTTGCCACCTGTAACACTGGAATCGTCATAATCAGTTGTACTTGCACTTGTGGTTGTAACTAATGTCCCTTTGCCACCCCTGTCATAGATGTTGTCTATCTCAGTTGAAGTAAGTGCATCTGAGTTTATGAAGAACTCGTCAAGTGATCCTGAGATGTTTGTTGTGTAATCAGATACAGAATTGTATTCATTGGTTAATGTCGAACCTGTATCATCAAAATCAAAATGTGCTTTTAGATCAGTTGTTGGTACGTTGGTAGTTCCACTACCTGAATTGTATAATGCTGTAATCTGACTTTGACTTAATGCAGTTTCCCAAATACTACCCTCGTCAAGTTGTCCACCAAAGTAAGGCTGACCACTTGTACCCTGCCTACCTATGGATAAATAAGAATTATAACTCACACTACTTGGACATGAACCACCTACACTTCCCTCTTCAACACCATTAACATACATCTTTAATCTGTCAGTTCCACTTTGAGATCCGTCAAAGACCATAGTAACCATAAACCAGTCAGAAGTATTCCAGTTAGTACCAGCATTACCATCAGAATAACATTGGTTTGAATTAGATCCAGCAGTTACAAAGAATCCATTACCTGAACCTACTGCTTGAACCATTGTTGTGAAAAAGTTATTTGTATTACCGTCATTTGGGGATATACCAAAAGTATATTGACCACCAGTTGTAGCAGAACCGTCAGGTTTTATCCAAACATTTGTAGTCAATGCAGATATTGTTGATGATAATAATTGAGTAGAACCTGAATCAATGTAATCGTTACTTTGGTCAAATGACATTGAGCTACCTATCTTTCCAGTTTGTCCAGTTGTTGCACCGTTGATAGTTCCGTCAGGGGATAGTGAAACTGTACCACTGTTAGCACCCAAACTTGTTGAGTCCGTTGCAGTTGCTACCGAAGCACCATTCTGATATAGAGTCCAAAGATTAGATGAGTCCCTTGTTACAGCGTAGTGCTGTGCCGTACTTGTGTTATCTGTAAGACCTGTGGCTGAAATGATTGGTGAAGCAAAACTATATGAGAGCCACATATCCCTGCCTGATTGCCATGACCAACTGGATTGATACCAGCCAAATTCCGTATTACTTGCGTCAGTTCCAACGTTTGAAGCCTGAACGTTTACCTCGTTATTATTACTTGCACTTGCACCTTCATAAGAAATTATGTAACCGTCAGCAAAAGTAACAGTAGGGGAAAACTCAAACTCATGTTCAATAAATGACATTTGTGGATCACCGTTCATTGTTGTAACATCTAACCCATTAGTAGATGTTGCAATAAGATTCAAAGATGAATCATAAATTTTAAGATATGCTGTACCAGTTGGGGAACCATAAGTTGCAGTTTTAATTGTTATTGATGAAATAGGTTTTCCGATTATGTCGTGTCCAGTATTAAATTTAGCACCAACTTTTACATTAGAACCACCACTACCACCAAGACTTGAAGTACCGTCACTATTAGAAGTGGTTTGTTCAGTAGATGTAACTGAACCTACACTTGCAGTTGTAGCTCCGACATTGAATGTCACATCATTGAGTCCGAGAAGTTTTGACGGTTCAAATTCAGGTATTCCAGTAGAAGAAGTTACACCGTTGTAAAATTTTAACAGATCAATCGATCCCTCCATATGTCCTGATTGAGTATCTGATCTAGTATTATCCCCAGCTTGAATTAGATACCTTAATCCTGACTCACTTCCAATCGTCTTTGATATTGTTGAACCAACTTGTGTTACATATTCATCTGAAAATACTTTAAGCGATAAGGTTGTTCCATCTCTTACCAACTCATAATAATATGTGTCGCCATTTGACCATGTTCCTTGTGCTACTGAATATGCTGATCCAGCAGAATTTCCAGTTCCTAGACTTAGTGCAGTACCATCTATGTTTTGTAATTGTAGGTCGTATGGGTAGCTATTATATGGATTATAAGTAAAACCTACAAAGTCTTGTGAAGTACCTTTACCACCTGTTGAATCTGAGATTCCAAACCAACCAAAGTCAGTTATTGAGGTTCTTGTTATGGAATCAATAGTCCACTTGAATTGTAATACCCATTTATCATCAGATACAGTACCTAAATCAAAAGTAGATTTATCATTTGTTCTTATTCCCCAGTCTAACAATCCACTTGTAACACTATTTGCACCACCATGTGTCCAATTATCAGAATCAAAATTATCTTCAAATGTTAATGCTGGTGGTGCATCAAGTTTTACCCAGCCACCAATGGTTAGGTCGTCAGTGTTGTCAGGTAGGTTGCTGTCAGTATATGCTAAATTAGGATTTTGAATTGCTGTATCAATGATACCAGTTGTTGAAGTACCCACTGTATTTGCAGAATATACTTTGTATGCTGGATCTCTACCTGTATCATCATTCCATGCACCATGATCACCCTGAGCTACATGAACGCCTGAGTCAACATCGCTTGTTGCTTCCCAAAGGTTAAGATAATTTGTTGCACCACCTTGTTCGGAATGTATTACAATTCTATCCCCTGCCGAAATTGTTGTCGGTGTTGCTAAATCAAAAGATACCCATTGTGCAGTTGTAGTAAATTTATCCTCACATAGAAATGAATGTTCATACTTTGCAGAATCACTGGAATCTAATACTTCAAACTCACACATTTGGTTGTAGCCTGATAGCTGGTATCTTTTTCCGTAAAAGTCAACTTGAACAATATCTTCCCCTACCATCGGACTACCAGCACCGACTACAATTCCCCAATCCTCAATCGTGTTTGAATTTAATTGATCATCATTGTCTAGTTGTGTTTGTTCTGCTAGTAACACTCCACCAGCAACAGTACCTACTGTTATACTGTTGGCTGACTTGTCTGTAAGTCCAATAGTGCTATACAGTATTTCAAAATCTAAATCTTCTGAATTAGTATTCCAATTTAAGACATCTGTTTGTGACATGTATGTGTTAGTTCCGTCATAAGAATCTGCACTGCTTCCAGCAACTTTAATGAAATTACTTCCAGAACCTGTAATCTTATTTATAGAAATTTTATAATCAGCTCCTAATGTAACCGAATCAGAATTAAACGTCTGTTTCGTATATGACGAAGTTAGTTGACTGGCAGTGACACTTCCCATGTCTGCTACTATGGTGTTGCTATCATCATAAACAACAATATCGGCACTACCACCTGAACCTGAGTTCTTCATCCAAAATGATACTTCTGTTATTTGTTTTCCCACCAATTCCGAATTGGCTGTTATGTAAATAGCCATTTTATGATTGTTCCAATCTAGATAGCCATCCCAACCTTGATCAGTATGTGTGAGTGGTGTTGATACAGTTTCAAATCCATGAATCAAAAACTCGTTGTCAGTAAATGTTAACTGACTGTCTGAACCTGAACTGTTTGGCAGTTCTTGATATGCAAACTCATTGAGTGATCTATACACGTTATACCCTGTGATTGAACTGCCACCGTCACCTGAAGTTGGTATGCCAGTCCAGTCCAGTTCTAATGGAATACCAGTTACAGTTGATAGACCAGTAGGTGCTACCGTTGGTGCTATTGCAATAGCATAGGTAACTTGTAACTCTACATTGTTAAGTTGTATCATAGCAGAATCGTTTGGGTGATTGTCAAATGGGTTCATTCTAGTGACGATTGTAAACCAGCCCTGTGATAATGAGGATTGTATATCCGAGTTAGCAGAAGTTCCTAATTGTGCAGTAAGTCCAGTTCCAGTTGATAAATTGGTTTCTAGTAAATATGTAGGGTTTGATACCATTTCTTCAAATTGGGTTTTTAATGTTGTACCACTTGTTGCACCTATTTGTTCATCAGAAGTGATAAAGTCCAGTCCGTTAAGATTACTTATCTCACTTGTTGCTACAATATCATATACTACATCTACATCATTAATTACAACATCATTTGGAATACTTGATATATCATATTCCCACATTGGCATGGCACATACACCGTTACCATTACCCTCATGGCTCATGTAGTTATATTTTGACTCAGCATTTGAACTGTAAGATGGAACTTCACTTCCGTCCATTGTACAATCATTGGTATCATAATTACCTGTTGTACTTGTGATTATTCTTTGTTGTGTAGTTGCTGTGGCTGTAAACGTAGGATCAATTTCGAGATAACCTACAAACCCACCATCGGCATAATCCATGTTGACTTTGTATGTATTATCTTCAAAGATTATGTTCACGTTGGTTAGACTTTCAATACCAGTATCAAAGTCATAGTTCACGCTATCAGTAATGGCTAGGATTTCTGCTTCGTTGTCTATGATATATTGCCTGTCAAAACTTTGTCCGTTTAGTTGTGCAATATCAATTACAGTTTCACCAATGGTTATTGAGTCCCCTGAATGAATTGTTTGACTTATCCCTAATGGCTGATCACCGTCATTCCAAACCTTGAAAGTTTCTTTGAATCCTTTATGGATATTCAAGTCAAGTTCTTGTACGAACTTTTCTACTTCAACTGAGTTTACTGTTACAGTTTCACCGTTGAGATACCCCTGATTTGTTCCGTTGGAAAACTGAACTAGGTTAAAGTTTGCGTTAGTTGAATTGGAATAAAAATTCTGAGTGGTTCCAGTGTATGAAATAAAAACATCTTGTGTAATATCTTCTGTGATTACTTTAGTTGAAGTAAGAAAGACACCGTTTTCATACTCAGTTACTTTGACAGTACAGGCTTCATCATTTACTGGTAGGTTAGACCATTGACCATTGTCAAGATAACTTGCAACTGCACTGACACTTGGTATAACTTGCTGACCGTTGTAACCGTTTTCATAGATTGAATAACTACAACTGTTCTTATCAAAGACAAATGAACCAACAGAATTGGTATTGAAGATAACTTTCTCACCAGTGTTTGTCAGTGCATAATTCTTCCAGCCATTGTCCATTATTCTTTCGGGGTGCGAGTTCCAAATTGCTTCACCGATAAAGTAATCCTCAACGAGGTCATAGTTTTGTCCTTGTGTTTCTACTACTTGTGCAAAGGCAACTGGCATTGTTAAGACTAAAGCTAGTGCTGAGATAATTGCAATTTCCGTACGCATTATTAATCCCGTCCTCTAGCACTTGCTACCATTAAGACTTTGATAACTAGAATGAATATACCTATACTTGGAATCAATGGTATCAAATACTGTGTAGTTTCTTTGGTCTGATTATACATATCAATCCATTCCTGTGTCATTGAACCGTTAGTCAGATTGTTTTCCATGACTGTGAACACAGAACCAAGTATCATTGGTGCTATGGTAAACATGACACCATAGGAAATTATAAAAAGTATAACCGAAAATCCTAGAAAGATAAGGCTACTCATGCTAACTAAAAGTGTGGGGTGTAGTTATTAAAGTTATTTAAAAAAGTAAAGCGTATAAGTTTTTTAGGCTTATAACATCTTGACTACTGTCAAAATTACAACGGCTGCAATCACAATTAACACAATTATCAAAAGTGCGTATGCATTTTGAGTTTGTGAATTGTTTGCTTCACATTGAGCAGACCAACCTGTTTGGACTGCGTTTGCTGTTGCGTCATAATCTGAGAGGTTAGTACAATCTTGAACTGAGTTGCCTAAGATTTGTGTACCGATTCCTAATAGTATGGCGATACCAATGAAGGCACCAACTAAAGCCATAATGTTATTCTCGACCATATTGATTACTCTCAAATAATTCTAGTATATAATGTTAAAGTAAACTCTAGGCGTGGATTAGTTTCTTGTACGCCAAATAACCATAGTTGCAATCAGTCCAGTAAATGCTACGGCAACCAATGTAACTGCATACACCAAGAAAGTATCTGGGAAGAAGGTGTAACTTATTGGAAGGAATAACAGACCAATGAGAATTGGATATAGTACGTTGTGATATTTTATGTAAGCCATAATAATAAAGATAGTAACAAGTATCATAGAGAAATAACCACCAGTGACGTATTCAAACGGCATTAGTGCAAAGTCCAAGTAATCCTCGTTAGCCCCACAGTTGTTCCACATCTCAGCACCAGCCGTCATGTTCATAAAGCATGGCTGAAGTGATTCGTCACCGATAATAGTTACTGTGCTTTGTGCATAGGCTTCATTAGATACAAAAGATACTGCCAGTATTGCCAATATTATATACCAGTACACATTCAATCATCAGCCGTTCTAGTATTAAGGTTGTTCGATAGGTTCAACTTCAATTAATACTGGTTCTATTTCTTCTTCAGGTTGAACTGGTTCTACTGGTGGTTCAGGATCAGGCATTATGATTATCGGGTTTGCTTCCCTGTGTTCATCTACTATGCTTTGTGCAACTGAGGACAACTTGTCATAATCAACCTCGCCTGAGTCAACTGCTATTCTAAGACTTTCAGCGTCAGGGTATTTTGACATGACAGTCTGATCATCAATCTGACCTAGTGATGGCACTGACATACCACCCAGCATAGAGTCAAGGTGTCCACCGTCATATACAATGTAGCCTATTGCACCTACCATGCCGATAGCCATAAAGATAGCAACGAACTTAATCCATGCCTGTTTGGAAGCGATAGGGGTATTGGTTACTTTCTTGTGTTCCATGTCGGTTCTTTGATATGATGATACAACCGTACCCATGAATTTAGGGTCTGTTGCAATAAGGTCTTCCTGAATAAATTCTGACACCTTCTTTAACGGTGTAACGATTTCCCTTACGTCCAAGTGATCTAGATAGTTAATCATATTCATGGCTTCCTTTGAGTATCTTTCGTTAAGTTCAGTCTGTGCCTGAACTTTCTCATAGCCTTGAATCTTGTCAATCAGTTCAGACAACTTGTGTGATACAAAGTCGTCACGTTCCTTTGAACCAAGTATCTTGAATATGTTTGCCAACATACCGTCAACCTTTGGAAGCTTGTTTAACTCTAATATTATTTCCAGTTCCTTGCCGTCAGAACTTAACGGCAAGTGATGGGTAATGTCATACTGTAATATTCTAAATGTCTTGACCATTGACTCTCTGTATTGTAATATTCTTCTGCCGTCAATCTTGAAGGCATAAACGTCACCGTCAATATCTGTGATAAAGTAGTCACCGATAGTATGTTTGATCGGAACAAAATGTACCCTGTGTGAAGCGTCAGAAATAATTGCAGTTATCCATTTAGGTGAAAGTAAATCTCTACCATGTAAAACGCCCATCTTAACTTTACATCAGAAATTATCTATATAATATTATCGCCCTATCCCGTAAAGGATAGGGGGAACAGTGAGGGCGACACCATTCAAACTTAATTATATCAATGACTTTTTATTCTTTTTCTCTTGTTTTCTAAACGCTGAAAAACTTCCAGTGACACCTAACGCCCTATACTTTTTAGAGATTTCCTTATCGGCTTCCCTATACTTTTTAGAATATTCCCTATGGTATTTTTTAGATTTTCCCAACACTTAATTCAAAAACCATTATGTTTTTAAAGTTATAGTAACCACAACATACAGGGCTATGATTCCACAAAGCGAACCTGAACACAAGGACTTAGTTGACGTACTGGTTCAGTCAGTTCAACGCATAGAGCAAGTCCCACAAGAGGACGGAACCTTTGAAAAGTCTTTGGTCATTGACCCAAAGTCATTATACTACAAGACGTTAATCGTAGCCTCGCCTCACCTCGCAAGATTCGTACTGGAACTGGAAAACTTTCAGAATTTATCTACACAGTGCTTTAACTTTATGTCCAGACGAAAAGCCACAGCACTGTCTGAACAAATCAAGGAACTGGTTATCGCATACCAGTATTCAATAGATTCCAAATCCTCAGAGAGTATAAGAGAAAACGGCTCAGCACAAAGTACACTCATAGATAAGATTGCAAGAAACAAGATTGAACGTTCCTACCAAGTCAAGGGCGAAAAAAGACGTTCATTCCTTGACGCCATGATGGGTAAGGACAAGGAAGAAGATATGGATAGTGATTAATTATGTGTGACCTAATGATTATGAGTAACGTTAGGAAGTTCTGTAAAAGTATGTGGACAGTTCTAAAAGAAGACTGGAAGAATGATGATGATATTATAG